CTTCAAGTAATCAAGAAACAATTTTTTACTATGGATCTGGTGGATTAGAAATAGAGACTAGAGAAAGCACACCAATATATTTAAAGACTAATCAACAACCTAGACTTTTTATCACATCTGCTGGACTGATTGGTATTGGACCTGGCACTCCAGATCAAGATCTTCATATCAAAAAGCAAGAACAATCTCCTTATGTTAAAGTTGAAAGCACTCATTCAAGTTCTACTTATACTGGAATTAATCTTAGATCACCAACTTTAAATTTCCAAATATGGAATCAAGGACCAGGTGCAACTGGTTATTCTGGTTCTAACTCTGTTGTTTTCTGGCAAGCAGCAGCAACTGGACCTTATGCTTTCTATCATGGTAATGATGAAAGACTTCGCATCACATCAGGTGGTAACGTTCGTGTAAATAGTGGTGTCATAGAAAATGCAAAAACGATTTCATCTAATTACACTGTGAGTAATAACTACAATGCAATAAGTGCAGGTCCAATGTCAGTAGCGAGTGGTGTGTCAGTCACTGTTCCATCAGGAAGTGCTTGGACTATCGTATAAATATTCGGGAGGAAATAACGTATGCCAGTAACAATTAATGGAGATGGAAGTATAACGGGACTCTCAGTAGGGGGTTTAGGTTCAGGTGTCGTAAATAGTTCAAATTTAGATTTAACAGATAATTATGCATTTACTGGAACTTTTTCGACACCAAATGGATATAATTTACTTGCCACAAGAAATGATTCTTCTGTAGTCAATTATAATGGTGATGTAGAAGTTATGGATTTAAATCCTTACTTAAGCAGTTATGATGTTTTTTATTTTGATCTTAAGTATTATAACGCTGACTCTGGTGGATCACAGCATGTATACTTTAAATTTTTAGATACAAGTGGAAATGAGTGTGATATGAGATATGTTTCGAGTGGTTTATCTCAGGATGGTTCTACTGCAACACCACATAATGGTAATGCCACTTACTTTAGACCAGCATTTGCTAACCAATTTGCAACGACTGCAACATACCAATTTTATCTCTATAATAGCACACTCTCAGATACAAGTTTAGATGCTACTATTACAGGACAATCTTCTTGGTATAGAGAGGGTTCTGGTGTTTCTGCTGCAAACTTTGCTGCCCAAGCGTCAGGTGATGATAAATTTGCAAAGTTTATCCTTAATGCAGATGCATATTCTGGTCCTGCTGGACAAAATGCAAGAGTAAATCTTAGAGTATATGGTGTATCATAATGAGTGAATTAAATCTCACACATTCAAATGGTAATCAGGTCAAGTTAACTACACCTGATACTTTAACTGCAAGTAAAACTTTCAAGTTACCAGGAACCGACGGGAGTGGAGGGCAAGTTTTACAAACGGATGGATCGGGTGCATTATCATTTGCACCACAAGCACAATCAAATCGTCGATTGAACTATAATGGTTCAATGATGATTAGTCAGAGGGGTGATGGAACTGGTCACATTGCAAGTATTCACTCTGGTCCTGATAGATATTTGACTCAAATGGCAAACGCTGGAACTTGGTCAATCTCTCAAGATTCTGATGTTCCCGATGGATATGGATTTGAATATTCAAAGAAGTGGACTTGTACAGCAACATCTTCACATGCAGATAGATATATGAAGTTGATTTACAGAATGGAAGGTTTTGACTCAATGGTGTTTAATTATGGAACCGCAAATGCAAAACCTTGTACATTGAGTTTCTGGGTGAAATGTAAGAAGGCAGGTAATATTCAAGTAAACTTTGAGAATGAACAAAATCCAGATCGTGGATATCAAGTTCAACAGACAATAAATGTAGCAGATACTTGGGAAAAAAAAGTTGTAACTATAACAGGTGACACTCAAAGAACTTTAACAACTGGATCTCAAAAAGCATTCTGTTTTGACATAGTATGGACTGCTTTTGGAACTACTTATAATGGTGGAACACCAAGTGCTGCTTGGAGTGATTTAGCTAATAATCAGAGAGGAACACATTGCGATATAGACCTATGCGATTCTACAAGTAATTACATAAATATCACGGGTATTCAACTTGAACTAGGAGTTTATGCTTCTGACTTTGAGCACGTTCCCTATGCTGATGAACTCGCACGTTGCCAACGTTACTGTCAGAAAGCAAGTGTATATGTAGCATCAGGAACTTCTGGTAATAATAACATTTATGGATTTACAGTAAATTTTATGACTGAGATGAGAGCTGCTCCTACTTTGCACAGTAGCAGTGGTATTAATGGAACAGGTAGTTTTAGTTCAAGAAGAAGTGGAAGTGAAACACTTGGTAATCCCACTATTAGAAATTCAAATACAAATAGTGTAACTCTAGGACATAATACTGGTCAGCAAGCTGACTGGTTATATGGTCAAGTATTAATGGAATGTGAAATCTAATGAGCACATTAAAAGTAAACAAATTACAACACCTTAACTCCACAGGAGATGGACTTGTTGTAGATAATAAAGGAACAGTTGGTATTACAACTAATGAATTGGGAGCAAATGTAGTTGGCACTGCAAGTTCATTAGTCGGATTATATATTGGTGATGGATCATTATTATTCAGTAATAATTTAAGTCGTACAGGTGGTTATTACATTGCTACTGATGTAAATGCACTGAACGCAGGACCTGTCACACTAAATAGTGCAATGACACTTGATGGTACTTGGGTAATAGTATAGGAGTATTATGGCAACTTTTACAGCAAATTCAATACAATTCAATGGTGGTGCAAAATTTGAGGGAGCTTCAGGTGGTTTTTTAGCAGACGCACCATCTGGAACAATTATCAAATCAGGAAGTTATTATACAGGGGTTGGTCAAAATGCAGGAACAACTTCAACTTCAACCACATTTTATACAATAAACATCAATGGAATAGGACAGAGAATTCGTAATATGACCAAGGCGGGTGATGATACTTTAGTATTCAATAAGATCTCAAATGATAGTCATCTTGAAATTAGTGTTGAATTTCCTACTTACGTAGATAATGGTGCTAATGGACTGGGTTTTAGAGTAAGATTATCCGTGGATAATGGGAGTAATTGGTTATACATTCCTGATAATGTCACGAATAATACAAATAGTAGTTATAATAGTCAACATAGTATATGGTCTACTTGGGGATTGAATGGTTATGGTGGACATACTGCTGATCATTTAAGTTGTAGATACACCACCGATTCATACACTACGAACGCAGATACCATTCGCACACATACAGGAAACACACGAATATATTTTGAGGGTAGGTCACATGGTAGTGCTGATACAGCATATTGGATTAATTACCATACTTCATGGGATAAAGCAGGATATGTATATGTTTCAGAGATAAAAAACTAGATATAAATAAAAGAAAATATAATTATGAAGTACAACATTCCAACAGCACTACAAAAATTGAAACCTGGCGCAGAGTGGATTCTTCGTGGAGGAGATTACTCTGATCTGGAGTGGGTAGATAACAAACAAACAAAACCAACAGAGACAGAGATTAATAACAAAATTGCAGAACTTGATAGTGCAGAGGCAATGAGATTATTGCGTCAAGAGAGAAATAATAGAATCGCAAAGACAGACTGGAGAGCAGGTTCTGATTTAACATTAGCATCTGCATGGAGCACATATCGTCAGGCACTTCGTGATTTACCTGCAAGTGCAACACCAAAGTTAAATTCTGAATATGAATTAGATTTAACTTCCGTAACTTGGCCAACTGAACCTTCATAATTATGTCATCAGAATTAAGAGTCGATAGAATAATGCCAGTTGATGGTATCGGGAATGACACTTCACACGGTCCTGGTGATGGTAATACTTCTGTTCAACATGGTGGTGGCATCATTCAAGTTGTGCAATCTCTCAGAGAAGGGCAATTTGAGCAGAGTTTCTCATCAGAGACCACTGTGATGAGTGCGACTATCACTCCTAAATTTAATACAAGTAAAATTCTAATACAACACTCTAATACCTCTTGTGGAACGAGGGATGGTAGTACTCATTATGAACTGTATATTAAGAGAGGCAGTACTCGTATTCATACAATTGGAACTTATATTGGATTGAATACTGGGACAGATGTTTGTTTTCCAACAACTTGTTTCATGGATTCACCTGCGACCACTTCTGCAGTGACTTATACTATATTTGCATTGAGAAAGGGTGGTTCTGCAAATTGTTATTTCAATCTTGATAATGGAGGAAGTATATCTCACAATGCTGTTTTATTATTGATGGAGGTATCAGCATAATGTCAGAATTAAGAACCAATAAAATAGTTCCAAGAGATGGATTACCTTCTGCTGCGATTGGTGGTGGAATCATACAGGTTGTAAGAACACAAAATACATCAGCAAACCAAGCTCCATCCAGCAATAGCACTTGGACAGATGTGCAACCAACTGTGACGATCACACCTACTCGTTCATCTAATTTAGTTATTATTGAACCAAGTGTTACGTGTTTGTGTAATAATCATGGATATGTTGGATTTAGATTATTGAGAGGTGAAACAGCAATAAGAGAGTGGTGGTCTTATTCACTAGACAGTAATTGGAGTCCTCTCCAAGGACCAGGAAAACATATAGATGCACCAGCTACTACAGCTCCAGTGACATATAAGTTTCAACTTTGGTCATCTGGTGGAAATCCTTCATATTTTATGTGGAACTATCAGGGACCGTATGGTACTAACGTATTAAGACAAGCAGAAGTTTATGCGATGGAACTATCAGCGTAACCGTACACTTGACACTGTGTAAAGTATGATATATAATAAAGTCAAAATATATTTTAGCAATGGCAACTGAGCAACAAAATCATTTAAAATCTGT